GGCATAATAGTTGCCACTAGACAGCAGCAAATTAGAAACAAACTCATTGTATGGTTTGTTGGCTGCAATTTGATCTTTGATGTAATCAACATAAAGTGCGCCATGAAAATTATTGACTTCATTGAGCTTGTCTCGTAGTCTCAATGACTCAGCCCAAAAATTGAACATGTGTGAAATGTGTCCAGGATGCTTGATAAGATATTGAATGAGACTGGCACGTTTGTTGGCATCAGCAACTTTGCTGAACATTTGATATTCTTCATACGTTGGATTGCGACCAATGATGCTGAGATATGCCCTGCGTGCAAATGCATCATCATCTATTCTTGCATTGGGCGTTACTTGCAGCTGTGCATATTGTTTTTGCAAGACAGCATCAATGTTGTTGCTGAATTGGTTGAGTTGTTCAACTGTTGATCCAAAAGCAAATGAGCATACGCTCAACAACATGATGATAAACTTTTTCATATCTTGTGTATTTATAATATACAGCAATTTATTTCAATCAACAAGACTAGTTATAGATTTGCAATGTTAACTTACTTTTACAAATTTCACTTTTCGAAATTTATTTACTGAATGAAGTCGTTCAATAATAGAGCCAGCCTCAATATAGTTAGCCAAGTCACTTTTTGCAATTCTTAGTAGTTTACTTACAATTTCATCCCACACATAAACTCTTTCGGTACATTTACCGCAGTCTTTGCCTTTGCGATTTTCGCTCATTTTACGTTTGTGTGCATCTGATAACTTCCGACCAGTCAATGATCGTGATCTCTTTAGTGATACTTCTTTACCCTTTTCTTCACCGTAAATCTCTGCGTATGTTTTACCCGTTCTCCACTTACTGAATTCTATTAATATATTTGTTTGTGTTGGTATGTGCTTGGAACGTTCTTTAGCTGATTCACTCATTTTTTGTTTGGATTGGGTTGTATATATGTAAGTACTACCACCACCAGCTCTAGCATTGTAACACATTTCATCTATTATGTTTACAATCTCCTGTTCTTTTGTTAAGGCTTCTTCTCTTGTTTCAAAAATAAAAAGTATCTCTTTTACAAAACTATTATCACCATACTTTTTGAAAGCGTTCAAGATAGGACTAGTGCTAGCACCGCATATTTTTCTTCCACGCCAATGTCCGCATCCAAGATAATTATCCTCAATATTATCTGTACTGTGTACTCCAATATAATATTTACCATTAACAGTATTTGTCGTTTTATAAACAATATGATACATGCATATATTTATACCGCTGTGCAGCTTTTAACACTTACAACCTCTATAATTACAAAATCTCTGAGCAGCCTTGGCTGTGTTGTTGCCTTTGTTCTTTTGCTTTGACTTGAGTGAACGTGCTTTGCTGCAAGTCATTTTGCCTTTGACCTGACGCTTGAGAATGCCTGGTCTCACTGGATCATGGATGCTTTTTTCTGCAATGAAGCTCTCCCAACTCAAGGGTTGTGTGTCAGGATCATTTTCCCACCCACCTTTGTAATCCATGGGAGAGTATTCAATGTCATCATCACGCATTGAATTTTGTTTCATTCTGTCAATATCTTTTCTGATGCGTTCATCAGCAGCAGTTTGCAATGCTTTGAGTGGTTTAAAAACACCTTGCTCAATGGCTTGTTTTTTAGTCATGACAACTTTGCCATCAATCATTATATCCAAAGGCATCAAGTGATTGAATATTTCTTGATCACCTGTTGCTAAAAATTCAATGAGCATATCAAGGTGATCCTCCATTGCAGCATCTTCATTGAAATAATTGCTCACCAGCTCTTGAATTTGACTATCATTGAGACCCATTTGTTTGCCCAGTTTAGTAGCTCTGTTGGCTTGAAACATAGCAGTCATTTTGCTGGTGTTTGCAACATCAAAAGCAAGCAACATTTTTGCTGTTCGTGCATCAATGACTTTTGCAGACTTGAGAAAATCGTGTGTCTTTTTGCTGTGCTGCATCAACTGCTGTGGAGTGTACTTTTTATTTTTCCACAACTCACTGAACAACTGTGTCAATGATGATACTTCAACAGCATTTGAAACATCATAACCAAAATTAGGATTGGGTATACCAACTGCTGCAGCTTTTGTTGCAGGTGCTGCAATTGCAGATGTTACTGCGCCAGCAACTTTCTTTATAAAATCACGCCGTGTACCTTCATTGATTGATGAACAATGACGGATAAAGAAACTTTCAAAGGTTATCATAATAGTATGTGTATTTATTAAATAGTTGTGTATGTCATTTAATACTAATGTAACTAACAACTACCAAACATTGGAGTATGGTAAGTTTGCTGAAATTGTCAACAACACTCAATTTCCACCTGTTTCAGTCATCAGATATTCTGCACCAGATTCTCCACCAAGTACTACTGTGGATGTGTATTCTAAGTATGCAGTATTGGTAAAGAATGTGGATGACACTTCTACAAACTACACAGGCAATTTTAATATGGCAAGTGATGCATTTGGTCGCATGCGTACAGCTAGTCCTCTTACATTGTTTGATTCTTCTCACAGATATGCAGACAACAATTTGTTTGCAACTTTAACTGGTGGTTCCACTACAACATCTGCATCTGCAGTCTTCAATCAAAATCAAGGTGTTGTGGATTTAAAGGTAAATGCTTTGAGTGGGTCAAAAGTATACAGAGAAACTACCAAAGTATTTGCTTATCAACCAGGTAAATCTTTGATGGTAATGAGTACATTTGTATTCAATGCTGCAAAAACAAATCTCAGACAACGCGTTGGTTATTATGGTAATGATAATGGCATTTATCTTGAATTGGATGATGGTGTGTTATACATGGTTGAACGTAGTTTAGTTACAGGTTCAGTAGTATCAACCCGCACTGCACAATCTCAATGGAATATAGATAAGCTTGATGGGTCTGGTCCTTCAGGCATTACATTGGATATAACAAGAGCTCAAATTCTATTCATGGACATTGAGTGGCTTGGGTTAGGTACAGTTAGAACTGGTTTTGTTATCAATGGTCAGTTTATACCTTGTCATTTTTTTCATCACGCAAATGTAATTTACACACCATATATTACCACAGCATGTTTGCCTCTTAGATATGAAATAGAAAATAAAAATACAACATCTGGCTCAAGTGCATTGAAACAAGTGTGTAGTACAGTAATATCAGAGGGTGGTTATGAATTGAGAGGTTTACAGCAAACAGTTGGTACAGATATTACAGCTCCAAAAAATCTCACCGCTGCAGGTACATTTTACCCTGTTGTAACTATACGATTAAAATCTACCAGGTTAGATGCTATTGTTATTCTAACAGCGCTGTCTATAATGGGTATTGCAACAGGTATTTACAATTGGCGAGTCATTGCTAATGGTGTAACAGCTGGTGGTGCTGGTTGGGTCTCTGCTGGTGCTAATTCAGGTGTTGAATATAAACTTGATGCAACTAGTATAACAGGGGGAAGAGTATTAGCTTCAGGATTTTTGACTTCTAGTAATCAAGGATCTACAAGCATAGATATATTGAAAGAAGCATTGTTTAAATTTCAGCTGGAAAGAGATTCATTTACAGGTACAGCTTATGAACTTACATTAGCTGTTGCTGCTAAGTCAGCCGGAGATGACGTTTATGGATCTATGGACTGGGAAGAAATTAGTAGATAAAAATGGTGGAGGCGAGGGGAGTCGAACCCCTGTGTTTAATAATTTTCAACAAGCTGTCTACACGTTTAGATACATTTGCAATTTCATTGGCAAAAGGTTTGCATGGCGTATCAACCTAAGTTTTAAAGCCTACCTACTTCAGTGAAGAGTCTGAGGTCACCCCGATGAGTAATTTAAGAGCATGCATCGTTCAGCTCCACCTATTGGTTGCCTCAATGCCTTTAATAGGATCCAACATTGTTTTTGCTTAGGCAAGGCAAGTTTCTTCAACGTCTGCGGTGACGAATTGGTCAGCATTGTTGAAGATGTACTCAGCTTGTGCTAAGAGGGCATCGACTTCAGTGTCTTCTGCGTTTATATTTTTTGACTTGCTTTTAAAGAGGCCAGCTAGTCTACCTCTACGTGCGAACTTGCATCTACCATTAAGTCGAAGCCAGTACGCCCCCATTTTTAAATTTCAAAGAACTACTATACAATAAGCTATTTAATGACCAATGCAACTAAATAATTGCATGAGCAAAGATTGTGACAATATTTTTCTGTTGTATGAACAAACAAAGCAACAAAGTGCATTTGAAGAATTCGCAGAAAAGCGTGGTGCAGGTGCTGCAAAAATTGCCAAGAATGCAAAAGAAAAAGGTGGCGTAGCAATGTTGACATATCATCATTTCAATGTCAAGAAGCCACATTATGACAAAGCTGCAGCTGGTAAATTTGATGTTGAAGATGCAAAGAAAGAACTCAAGAAACTTACCAAGCATCTTGATGATGCTGTGGATGGTAAGGTGAAATTTGAACAAATTGACTTTCAGAAAAAGGTTGGTCTCATTGAAGTGTTGGGTGAGTTGCTCATAAAATTGCAATCTTAAATTTCTTTTTACTATGGTAAAAATACTGATTTGCGGACGCAGCGGCAGCGGCAAAAGCTTTCTTGCAAATCATTTGAAACAATATTTTGAGTTTGCTCATTTCAATGGTGATGCAGTTAGAGAATTAACTTGCAACAAAGATTTTACCATGCACGGCAGAATCAAACAAGCGCTAATGATGCATCAGTTGGCTGAAAATAGCAACAGCTGCATTGCAGTATGTGATTTCATTTGTCCAACAAAAGAATTGAGAAGCATCTTTGCGCCAGACATCATAGTTTATTGCACTCACAATGGCTCTAGAAAATATCAAGATACAGATTCATTGTTTCAACCAGTACAAGCATCAGAAGCAGCAAATGTTTTTTTGTTTGAAAGAGGCAATGAAGATGAATTGGTATCAAAATTATCAGAAGCAATATCACAATTGAACCACATTGACAACACTCTCACTTAACAAGCTACGCAAACATAAATAACAATATGCCACAATCACTTCCAGACAACAACGGTAGTACTTACTTTAACAGAAACATCAGCCGATCCTTCAATTTGTCTCTCAATGCTGGTCTCTGCTGCTTGCCTGCTCAAGTGTGTGCTGAGATCATCATTGTAAACAAAACAGGGCAAACAGTCAATGTATTTGATCAAGGATACAATGCTGCAGCCAATGCGTTTCAACTTGCCAACAATGACACATTTACATTCAGAGGTTTAACAAATGCAAATCAATTGAGTGCTCAAACTACCTCTGGTGCAGGTACATTGTACTACAGAACACAGTTCTTCTCCTTCAACGCGCTTACATCTTAAGCAATGATTTGCTCAATGGGTTGAGCTTCATAGACAATTTCTACAGGTCGCATGTCAGGAGTCATGAGCCTTTTCCTAGGATCAATGCCCATGAGATGGAACATTGTTGCAGCTAGTTGAGCTGGGGAAACTGGATCCGTTTCCGGTTCCGCTGCCAGTGCATCACTGGTTCCATATGCAAAGCCAGCCTTGGTTCCGCCTCCTGCCAACACAGTGGAAAACACACGCGGCCAATGATCACGACCATTGGTGCCATTGATTTTAGGTGTACGGCCAAATTCTGATGTAATCATAACCAATGTTGAATCCAACAAACC